TGTGCAACTGATTGCACAACAGAGGAGAATTACAATGACAGTACTTAGCGATGTATTCGCACCTGACGGCTTCGGCGTGTACAGCCTCACGGCTGCGATTGACAAGATGCCCCATGCACCTACGCTTATCAGGGACATGAAGCTCTTCCGAGAGATTCCCATGAACACCACACACGCAGCTATTGAGGAGCACCAAGGCGTGCTTGCTTTGATTCCCACGACTGCTCGTGGTGGTCCCGGTATTCCCGGACACGATGGCGACCGTGTAGTGAGAAGCTTCAAGGTTCCGCACATCCAGGTTGATGACACAGTGCTGGCCGACGATGTAATTAACACCCGATCCTTCGGATCACAGGATGCCATGAGCGGCACGGGTGAGGTTGTCGCACGCAAGCTGGAAACCATGAAACGCAGCGTTGATGTAACGAACGAGTTCTGCCGACGCGGTGCGATCAATGGCAAAATATTCTATCCCGAAGATTCGATTGACGCAGACCTGGACATTTACGAACAGTTCGGATTGACGAACCAGGCCACGCAAGATGCACTCACTCAGGTTGACTTCCTTTGGGGTACGGATACTAAACTTCTCGTTGGGGGCATTATCAGGGACATTCGTTATGCCATCGAAGACGCACTTGGCGGTACACCCTACTCCGGTATTGTGTGTCTTTGCGGCAAGACGTTCTTCGGCAGGCTTATCAATCAGGGCACGATCACGGACATGTACAAGCAGGTGTTGGCTCAGCACGCTCTGCAAGCAGTTCAGATGCAGCCCGGACAGATGAACAGACAGTCAATTACCATTGACGGCGTTACCTTCATGGAGTACTACGGTCAGGTTGGCACGTCGGATGGTGTTGGGACTGACGGTTACATTCAGCAGTTGGCAACCGCCAGAGCGTTCCCGGTTGGTGCCGACATCTTCCATTCGTATGTAGCACCCGCCGACCTTTCCGAAGCTGCGGGAACGATGGGCAAGCCCATGTACGCCCGACAGTACCCCTCGATAGATGGCAAGAGACAGAACCTGGAAGTGCAGAGCAACATGCTGCACATCTGTACCCGTCCGGGAGCATTGATCCATTGCAAGTCCAGCACCTAAGACCCGGTAAACGTATCGGGTATTCCGAACCAAGTGCAATCGATTGCACGGTCTGACTTAAAGAGGAGACCAAAATGGATGCAAATGAGATACAACTCAGTCTTGACCAGATGGCTAGTTTTCGAGAGAATGCTCCGCAGGGAGTAGCGGATGAGTGTTGGGAGTGGCGGGGTTCAGTGAAACCTAACGGGTACGGTCAGATGAGCGTACGGGTGGGGCCGGATCGAGTCACGTTTTATGCCCATCGTATCGCTTGGACTATGGCTAACGGACCTATCCCAGAGGGGATGGCTGTATGTCATCATTGTGATAACCGTTCCTGCGTCAATCCCGCACACCTATTCCTTGGTACGCAGAAGGATAACATGCAGGATGCTGCGATCAAGGGGAGAATGCACAAGAGTTTCGGGGAAGAGAACCCAAACTCGAAGTTGACAGAGCGGGAGGTAGGAAGTATAAAGAGGTTATTGCGAGAAGGTGGACACACACGTAAAGAGATTGCCAGATTGTACAACGTGAGTGTATCGACGGTTTCACAGATTCACATTGGTCGAATATGGAAACGTGTAGCATAGAGTAAGGCTGTGCAACCGATTGCACAGGAATTAGTGAACGACTTAAGGAGCGACTAAGATGTTACCAAACAGAAGCCATGCTGTAGTAGTTCAGAGCAGAGATGCAATTGAGTATGAGGCAGGTGTTCGTCTTGCTACCGTAGGAGGCACTATCGCATTCGGTGGGCTTCCTACCAACACCGAGACTGTTACGATTGGTGCCAACACGTACACCTTCCTTGACACCTTGGTAGGAGCAGCGAACGAGGTTCTCATTGTTGCTCTCGACAGGGATGCCACAATGGCTAATCTCGTTACAGCCATCAATGTCAACGCACCAACTCTTGTAGACGCTAATGGGAGGACCATTACCGATCCTGCACAGGGTATCACGGCTACGCTAGTCGTAGTTGCCGGTGCTGACAATGACACTCTCACGCTATCACCCAGTCTTGAAGGTGCTAGCGGTAATACAACTCTCGCAGAGGCCAGTGCTGCTATCACGGTAGTCAGTCTCTCCGGGGGAACAGACTTAAATGATGTTACCCAAGAAGCCATAATGACAGCGGTAGAAGCTCTCGCAGCCGAGATCAGTGCCGCTGGTCTAAAGGTGGACATCGCCGATAGCATCACGCTTGACGTTGACTTGGTTATAGCGGACGTGGAAGCCATTACAGGGTCGGGGGCTTCGGCGGCAGACCTGTTCGACATCTACACTGCACTTGGTGCAGCGACGCCCCATCTCTATAGTGCGGCGGCGTCTGAATCCGTAGCCGATCTGCTCTTTGATGGCACAACCAGTGCTGTTGACCACCTCGCTACGATCGCTAGTATGGACTTTGCAACTGAAACCACACTGGACGACGTCCTCGATCAACTCGATGGAACAACCACCGGTAACCTCAAGTCGACCAATGACGGATACGGACTGGCCGACTACTTCGACACAACCAACACCTATCCACCGCTGTACGACAGCAATGCCAACACACCACTGGCCGACCTCCTGTACTCGTCTGGTAGTAGCAATTCGGTCGCAGAGCTTCTGGACGATGCCGAGTCAGGCTACCTCTATAGCATCGCCGGCAGTATGGATTACCTGGTCTCGTCTAGTAGTAGCAAGTCGGTCGCAGAGCTTCTGGACGATGCCGAGTCAGGCTACCTCTATAGCATCGCCGACAGTATGTCTTACCTGGTCTCGTCCAACGATGAATACGGACTGGCCGACTACTTTGACAGCAGCAACGCCTACCCCCCGCTCTACTCACCCAACGATGGATACGGACTGGCCGAATACTTTGACAGCGGATGTGTCCTTCCCCCGTTTTACGACACCGACGACGGGACCGGACTGGCCGACATCGTCGACAGCATCGACGGCAAGATGGGAGGCGACGCTGTGCTCGGGATGCAGGCGACGATAGACGCATTCCACCACGAGATTCACGAGGAAGAGGCGTTCGTTGCATTCAAGGCAGAAACACTTACCAACATAGGTGAGTTTATTGCCATCGCCTTCATCACACCGTCCGGGACAAACCAAGTTCACTTGACTACCGCAGGAAGTTCAACGGGCAAGGCAAAGATCGGGCTGTATGAGAGTCCCACCATCGACGTTGACGAGGGTACGCAGATTGCACCCCTGAACAGGTGGCGAGACAGCACGAACGATAGCATACTCACGTCGGTTAAAACCGCACCAACAGCGAACGAGGTGACAACCTACACTACGGCACAGTCGGTTGATGCAAACATCTCACGCACGACCGTCTTGGAAGAGCAGACTATTGGCGATTCTGGCGGACCCCAGGGCAGTGGTTCCGGGAATATCGGAGGTCGTCAAGAGTGGGTACTGGCCCCGGCGACTCAATACGTTATGGTCATCGAGACACTGACCAATGATGACAACTACGTGAGCCTGAATCCCTCATGGTACGAACACGACTCAGCATAAACAACAGGCTTGTGCAATCAATTGCACAACCTCCAATAGACGCGAACAACAGTTTGCCTTCACTTGATGACGATTTGATAGGAGACACACAAATGTCACAACCAGAAGCAAGAATCGTAAATGTAGACGGTCGTAGGATGGTTCAACAGGGAAACCGCCTGCTAGGTAAAGCTAACATCCAGAAGGTGATTGCCAAGATTGGTGAGCATGTTGAGAGGCACGGTGTATCCGAAGCAGCCCTCAGCAAAGACCTGACGCTCGCTGGCATGAGTGAGTTGGGTAAGAAGCTCCTTACCAACGTGGTCAAGAACGAGAAGAATCGAGGAGTAGCGGCTCTGAACGCCCAACACGTCTTCGAGGCACTCGTGATTGAAATGGATGACGATCCGGTAGAAGTTGTGCAACCGATTGCACAGCCCGACGTTGAAGAGGAGCCTGTTGTTGAAGAGCCTACCAAGTAACGGATAGATGGTATCGACGGAGGTAGGCAGGTTAAGGATTGCCTACCTTCACTGACCGATGATTTGAAAGGTTAGAAAATGTTAGAAAAGGCTCTACAAGAGTTGAGAGAGGTAACCGCAGACACCAAGAAATTGGTGGAGACTCAGATAGCCAAGCAGGAGGTGATGAACCAAGTCATCTTCGGTGATCCCGTTAAACAGGATGGGTTGTTGTATCAGGTCAAAGAAACCATCAAGACCTTGAAAGTAGTGACTAACACCGTGATGGGTAACGGAGACAAACGCAAAGGCATGTTGTTTAGATTAGAGAGGTTGATCTGGAAACAGAATCTCTTATGGGCCATTGTCATATTAGGTGGCGGTAGTGTAGTGATCCTCACAGTGCGTGAGGTGATCTCAGCAGTCGTAGGGAGTTAGTGCAGTTGATTGCACAAGAATAGGAGTAAGAGTAAAATATGAAGAAGATAATCCTCATTTCATTGATGGCCCTATTGATTGCCGGTTGCAGTTGGTATGGAGCCAAGGACTCCGTAACGCAAGGTGCCGGAAAGGACAGAACTATCGTCACCAAACAGTCATCCTCAGTAGGGATAGGTAAGACGGTAGTGCCGCCCGCTCACACAGCCTCGTCTATTGACGGGGCACAAACCATAGTCGGAGCTACTGAGTGGGAGGATGTGTCCTCAAACACAGGCTTGTATTTACTGTACTGGTTTGGTGGAATAGCTATCTTGGCAGGTATCGCAGGCGGGGTGCTTTTCAAGAGGTACTTCTTAGGTGCATCAGTAGCCGCTGCTGGATTACTTTTGATCCTGGTTGCACAGTACGTATGGATACTCTTGATAGTTGCCGCCCTTGGTCTTACCGCAGGTGTTTGGTTTGTCTTGGACGCACGGAGTAGGGCCAAGGTTATGGATGCGTTGAGTTTGAATACCAAGGCCATGAAGCAGACTGTGGACGGTGTGCAAGACTTAAAGGTGGGGCTAACGAGAGATGAGAGAGATACAATAAACACCACCATAGCCGGGAAGCAGAATGATGATGTGCAGGAATTGGTTAGGGTGATGAAGAATAAAGGCATGTACTAACAACAGTGACGTGCACTTGATTGCACAGACACTAACAACGAACAGACGCCAGGAGAAAGAAAATGGCTGAAACTAACGTAGCCGCTATGACAGAACTCACACCGGAAAGCCCGGACAGGAATGCGGTTGGTAACCAGATTGCTCTGGATGTTGAACTTGACGCTGACGGCAATTGGTTCATAAACACAGGCAAGGAAATCCTGGTTCTCGACAATGTTGATACCGTACCGAGGACGCTGACTATCCAAACACCGCTCCTGATAGATGGTGACTTGGCTGCCGGTGAACGAGAGATTACACTAGCCGACGGCCAACAGTTTGTCATTGGACCGTTCCCGGTTGGAATCTACAGCGAAGATCACTCGGAAGGTAAGATTGTAGTGTTTACCACTGATGGGAAGACCACCAACGAAATCACTGGGGCAGTCATTAAGTGCCCGTAAGGTTGTGCAACCGATTGCATAGGGTTTAAGATGGCTATTGGGAAGATGATCTCTGTTTCATCTGCTGCCGTAGCTGCCCTAGGCTTTACTTTCTATCCTGGAAAGTCGAAGAAGACTGATAAGGGTGATATGAGGGTACGGTATAAAGGCGGGAGGACTTACAAGTATTCAGGTGTGCCGATGACTGAGTTCTTGAAGTTACTTGAGGCTGGTTCGATAGGCAGGCAGATCAGCAGGATTAAGAAGAAGTACTCTTGTACGAAGGTATGATAAAATGACTGATCCATTCACAATTGTGCATGAGGCGATATGGCAGATGCTTGAAAACCATACCCCCTTCACTGACTTGGTGCCGAAGGAAAATAGGATCAAGTACACAAGGAAGTCCTCTCCATATGTGAGAGATGCTTCGGTAGCTGATATGCCGGAGATTAGACTCATCCCTGGACAAGCCATACCGCATCCGCAACGAACATCCAACAGTAGTTCCATACTCAAACGCTTTGAGATAGAGGTGAGGTCGGGCAATCCGTTTATCGGTGAGGTGCTTTATCCGATAGAGTGGGAGATATACAGAGCACTTACAAAGTGGGCAGCTACGTTAATGGCTCTCAAGTGGAATCACAAGACCTTTGTGAAGCTGTGCAGACCAACACAAATAGTAGAATCATATGAAAGTCTCCCTAAGACGAGTCCTATCGGCTGGCAAAGCGTTTGGTCTTGCGAAGTGGAGCTTTGGTTCACAACAAGCGATTTAGTATAACAACAGTGACGTGCACTTGATTGCACAGTCAGGAGAAAATAATGAATGTACTTACGGGTGAATCCGGTGTCGTAAACGGGCTGGAAACAGTACGGAAGTGGTCAGCCAATCTGAGTGCTGATGTGCAAGCGTTGATCGCAAGTAATACGAAAGGTGCGGAGATCAACCTATCCGGTAATACGGATTGGACAGGCTCTTATGAAGCATACGGTTTTCAACCTGCTGTTGTACCCGGCGAAGTCTTTGCGTTCATAGGGAGCGTCGATGGAGCGGAAGGTGTCAAAGCCCTAGAAGCCATAGTTGATCAAGAGGTAATTACCATCGACATTGAGGGTGGCAAACCCATTGCACACACGGTTTCCTTCAGTGGTGTGACGCCGCTTTTGGCGAGTTCTGATGTGGTGTCAGATGCATCCACACCTGCACCCATTACGTCAATTGGCACCATCGTACACCTCACAGAACCCGCAGGGGCACCGGTGCTGCTTAGCGACGTCAGAACAGTGACCCTAACGTTGGCCAGGGCTAATCAGGCGTATGTTTCTAGTGATACTGCGGGTAGTACAAAACGCTTGCGGGGTAACTTCACCGCGAGTGTTGCTCTTTCGATCTATGAGGGTGATCCAGGTGAGATTATCACACCGAATTCGGTCAAAACCATCACCATTACTGAGGTTGGTCTTACCACGTGGATACTGCAATGGCTTCGCTTTGGTGGTGCTACCGGCCTCGACGTTGACAGAGAGGCTGCGGCCCTTGTCTCATACACGCTTAACGGGGTATACACTGGATTTACTGAAGTTGGAGCCGTTTGGACAGAGGGTGTAATCACAATGCCCGACACCGCAAACCTCTGGCCGGAATAACAGTGCAATCGATTGCACAAGAGGAGTAGGCGTTACATGAAAACAGACACCAACATGACTGCGGCCCCTGTTGAGTTTGAGGTCGAGGGCATTACACACAGACTCTCACCGTTAAGGGATAAGGACTTCGGTGAGTTTGAAAGATGGGTGCAGGATCACTATTTGAATGTCGCTAAACGCAATCTTGAAGGTCTCAGTGCAGAAGACAGAGACGCACTACTTCGAGCGGCGTATGACAAGGCCAGCAGCATCACGATATCCTCACCTGAAGCACTTACATTGATGTCTACGATGGACGGTGCTGCTTATCTCCTGTACCTATCATTGCGTAGAGAGCATCCCGACCTAACTTTCGAGGATGCGAAGAAGTTTGAGACTAACCCAGTGGTCCTGAAGCAGTTCATGGATCGAGTTGGAGAGTTGAACGACAGTGGGGAACCAAAGAAACGCCCTTTTGTAAAAAAGAAAAAGGCAAAAAAGAGAGCGAAGGTAAGAAAGAGGGCAAAGCAGACAAGAAAAAGAAAATGACGCGTGAGGATATCTACCGCGAACTGTCGCTAAAGTACGGTTGGACACCGGAGCAGATAGCGGATATGACACCTCACCAACAGCTTGTGTACTTGAGGCCGAATAACATAACCACGTGTGACACGTTGGCAGAAGCTCAAGCGTTATTGAGGAGACTTCAGAATGGCTGAAGCGATTGTAAAAATACTACAGGTGGACGAAGCTGCTGCGGTCGATGCTTTGAGGTCTATCAAAGGAGCTATGAAGGGAATCCAGAGAACCGCCACACAGACAGGGCAGCGAACAATGAAGATGATTCCCGTGAAACCCCTCCAGCAAGCCAACAAGGAATTGGTGAGTGTGGGTGGTTCACTAGGTCTAGTCGCCAGCGGTCTTGGTGCCGCAGGTGTGCAATCGAGTGCACTATCTTTTGGTATGATGGCTGCTGCTACTTCGGCTGAGGTGTTGAAGGGGGGTACTGTGAAGTTAGGTACAGCTTTGAAAGGCTTGATGGTTTCCATAGGCCCGGTCGGTTGGGCTATCATAGCCATCACAGCAGCATCAGTTGCTCTTGTGGCTGTATGGAAAACTATGACGGCATCTGCTGAGAGGCAGAAGAAAGCGTTGAAAGATTTAGCTAATGCAGCTAAGGCTCACGCACTTGTTATGCGTAAACTTGCATTAAATAGATTGAGACTAAACGATCAAATTACAGACGCAGCTATAGAGGCTGTCAAATTGGAGGTCTTTACCCTACAAGCAGCGGCCTCAGACAAGCTTAACGCCCAACGAAAAGCACTGTCAGAGGAGTATGGACGTGACCTTGCTTGGCATACTACAAGTGCAGCAAACAAAAAAGCTTATTATGAAGCAACTCAGACAGCGATGCAGCAGCACAATACGGCAATGGCAGAGATAGTTAGTCAAGCCCTTAAAAAGCTTGCTAAAATTAGGAAGGATGCTAACATAAAGAAACTTGAGGCCCAGGTGACTGCTTCCGAAGAGGAGCTTGCCCAAATACAGAAGCTCGCTCAAGAAGCCGCTGATGCTTTGGCAGCAGATAGGCAGAATGACCTTAATATGGCTGAGGCGGCGGCCGATCTCAAGACATCTGAAGAGGATCGAAAAGCACGAGAGAGGGATAAAGAGAAAGCAGATTGGAAAAAGGCCACTGCCGAGGATAAGAAAGATGAAGAAGATGCAGTTAAAGATGCAGCCGACCTTGCAAAGAGAGCCTTAGTTAATCAGAAGGATGCCAATGATGACGTTATCAAAGAACTGAAAAAGAAGCAGGCTGCGGTCAGGGCTGCTAATCCTGAGTTTAGAGCAACCTTCGTTGGACTTGAAGCGATGGGAAAACAAATCCAAGCCGCTGCTGCAAGCACTGGGGAAGACCCCAAAAGCACAGTATTGACAGAGAGGATTAAGAACTTGCAGGAGAAGAATGAGGGTATACAAATGACTATCCGTGACAATGGTAAGAAGACCGTCATAGCCTTAGAGACTATTGCGAAGAAGTTCGGTTATACTTAACAAACCTGTGCAATTGATTGCACTGAAGGAATAAAACATGGCAGTTGGCTACGTGGAAATACAGGGTTCGCCAGTCGAGACCTGGACGTTAGAAGGTTTTCAAGCTACGCGGACTCTTATGTGTGATTGGGCTGACCGCAAAACCCTGGTAGGGGAGTTGGCGGGATTAACCTATCCTCTGATTGCAAACACAGGGTCAATTGCACTCCAACTTGGTTCTGTGCCTTTTGAGGCAGAGAACAAAGGTGCCGGCAGTGTAGCCGCGTACGAGAAGGCCTTAGTGACGGTAGAGTATGGACCTTCAGAGGGGACAGTGTACTCTGAGAGTTTAGAACCCACTGCGGAGTTTCTCACTGAGGATTACAACAGATTTCAATGGGGACCGAATGTTGGAGGCGATCCAAGCACACCGCTTGAGGAGAATGAAGCCCCCGGTCGGCTAATACGCGGTTTTGATTACGTCCTTACCCGACACAATCTAGTAATAGTACCTACAGCGGTAATAGATTTGATAGGTCATGTGAATAGTGCGACGGTAACTCCATTGATGGGTATATTCGCAAGTGGTGGATGGGGGATACCAAGCATTTCATTTGCAGCAGAAACACTACTCTTCCAACCGCCAACTATCACGAGAACAACTACAATCGCAGGTGTGGAGGGAGCGACTTGTGTTTACCGTCTTACCTACAAGCCGAACTGGGAGGCGGGGGTAGCACTAGGATGGAACTACTTCTGGCGTGCTGAAACACAGAAGTACGAAGCTATCTACCAGAAGGATTCAGTGATTCAGGCTGAGTTATATCCAACTGGAAACTTCGGTGTTTTGTAAACGTTGTTGTGCAACTGATTGCACAGATTAGAGGAAGTATTACATGGCAGTCCCCGGCAGTGATAAGTTGAAACATGTTAAAAGGGGTGATCTCCCCAACGCTCAACAGCAGAATACGCTGATTGACGTGGCTAAGAGATCAGTTCAAGGACAAGGTTTCTCTGACAGTCAAGGTACATATCTCCGCCCTCAAGCAAGAAGGATCATTACTCCCCCTAGCAGCTTTCAATCTCTCGGTATGTTTGCTGATGTGTACTTCGCTAAGGTCACAACGCTTGTGCCTGGAGGTGATGGTGGATTGGATTGCAGAATCTTCTGGCATTATAATGATGATACCGGTCCGCCCCTTGTCCCACATCAGGATTACTGGATTACACCGGCAGCAGATCACCAAGAGGTTGCTTATCCGAAGAAGGGTGCAGGAACATTTGCACTTGGAACCTTGTCGCCTCCTCTTGAAGAAGATGATTACATAGTCGTGACTGGTATTGCATATCAAATAGAGAGGGTAGAACTAGCTGCACCTGACGGAAAGCAAAGAGTGTGGGAAGGGACTTTACCACACCGTCCTCACCCCGGACATGTAGCAATTGAGATAAGTGAAGACCCCCTTGTTAGAAGCCCGTGGCACACGAAGGGGGATGATGTTATCTATCAGAGAGTCGCCACCTCATTCTTCAATTCACCGGACGGAGACGGGGATGTTGTCTTTACCCCCGCCGGTGGTGGTGATGGGTGGGGGATGTTCTTTGATGGGAATACCAGTGGAGACAGAGAAGATAGTTACTGCAACATGCGGGGAACTTACGACTACAAAGTAACGTGGGCCGCGACACCGAAAAAGGGACAAAAGATAACCCTGTGGTATTGTAGGGAAGACGAGTATCAATACACATGGGTTGAGACTGCAACTACTCCAACAGTGTACGCAGAGGTGCCGGGTGCATCTGCTCCGATACAACTAGATAAATGGTATGACGTGGCAGCCAATAAAGCTTGGTTTGATATTGACACTAGAGACTGGTCTGGGAGATTTATAGAAATTGCAGTGCAGTATAAACCCGAGCATGGTAACACTGCTGGTATCCAGTGGATTGAAACAGATGTAGAGCATTACAATATCGATACTGCGGCCTGGGTAGGTCAAATTACGGGGGAATGGTTCCGAACGTTTTTCAAAGATGGCGGTGCCTTACAGAACATGTCACGCATTGTGCAAGTGGGTGATACCGATTTCCATCTGCAAATGGCTGCTGGCGGGGCTTTACAAATTAAAACAGAAAATCGAAATGCAGACATGCAAGTAAGATTCTGGATTAGAGCCAGTGAAAAGATACTCCCCGCTGCGGCTGAAGCACTCACATAAGGGATTAGAGACATGAGTAAAGTGAAGAGAGATTGGATCATAGCAGTTTTGTTCGTAGCACTCGTTTCAATAACGGCCACTGCTCTAGTTATCGTTGCGAAGGTAGACAGTGCCCAGGAATGGATCGCATATGCCTTACTCACACTGAGGGGATAAATACCCGTGCAACCGATTGCACAGATTCAGTTAAAAATGGGGTAAGAGTGGGTTAATCATTGAAAATAAACTTACAATAATCTGAGAATTATTTTGACTTATTGTGAGTTGTAGTGTATACTACAAGTAGAGGGGGAAGGGAGAGAGTTCAAGGATAGAGGTCTAATTAGTAAGTGCAATCGAGTGCACGGAATTATTTTATAGGGAGACTTGACAAACCAACCCAAGTCGGTTACAATATCTTTTGTCGTATCACGTCAATCTATCCCCACATCATAGCTGTGCAACTGATTGCACAAGACAGAAAGACAGGACGTAGAGAAAAAGTGAAAATGCGATCCCGGAAAATCAATTGATTGCCGGGAATTCGCTTCGTTATACAAGAACGATTGTAAGAGTGCCGAGCGTAAAGATGCGGAGTACGAGTAAGCGGCCTTCATCTTGACCCGGTTAGAGGTGGATCAGCGGCGGAGTAATACTCTCCCTTCCGCCTCGCCGGGGTAAGATTGGGGCTGTGCGATGAATACAAGCATTCCTTTGAACAGTCAGAATGATTTTGATCTGTGCAAACGATTGCACTGTTTATCAGCCCTAACAGTAGAGGACGAACAATGGCATACAAACCCGGAGAGTCAGGAAACCCAAAAGGTAGACCCAAAGGTGCAAGAAGGAGAGCATTAGATATCCTTGAAGAGATTCTTGCAGAGGAAGGCTCTCTGGAGTTACTACACGCTGCTTTGAAAGTAGAGTTCTTGACCAATCAAGTAGCCTTCTTTGATAAGTACGTTCTGCCGTTTGAGTCGAAGAACGTCAACATAGATGTAGGGATCGATGTAGGTCAGCTTCAAGCGACGTTATCGGAGATGGATTCATTGACCGCCCCCGGTGAAGTGCCTCCACCTGAGAAGGAAGAACCCGCTTTTACCGGCTCTCCTCCCCTTGACCTATCCGATCTCGGTCGTCAGCCTGAATCTGTGCAACTGAGTGCACAACAGTAATGAGTGAGATAGCCCTACCAAGTTGGACGCCATTTAGACATCACCCTGAACAAGCTCGCTTGTGGAATAGCAAAGCCCGGTTCAGGATCATAGCTGCCGGAAGATCATCGGGCAAGACTGAGATAGCTAAACGGTTTATGACTAGGATGCTGCCCCTGCCCGTGAAGGGATGCCCAAAACCGAAGTACTTCATTGCCGCCCCGACGCACAGTCAGGTTAAGCGTATTTATTGGGATGACATGAAGGCGATGATCCCAAAGGAATGGCTACTTGAAGACCCTACTGAAAGTGTACCGCAGCACATCCGAACGATCTTTGGATCGGAGCTTTTCTTGATTGGACTTGACGTGCCAGCCCGGATCGAAGGCACGCAATGGGCCGGCGGCATAGTTGACGAAAGCAGCGATGTCAAACCCGGAGCTTGGAGTAAATCCATACGACCCGCTTTATCGGGGTATCACGGTTGGGGATGGAGGATGGGAGTACCCAAGAGGCACGGTGTTGGAGCAGCGGAATTCAGGCTGGCTCACGAGAGAGCTAAGTCAGATGAACTAGAAGACTCAGATGCCTTTTGGTGGAGGTCCGAGGACATCCTAACACCAGAAGAAATCAGAGCCGCTAAGATAGAACTGAGTGAGGAAGACTACGAGGAGCAGTACGGTGCGAAGTGGCTTGACAAGTTTGGTATTTTGTTCAGTGCGTTCAGCACGACGCAGAGTGTAAGGCCATGCACGTACTTCCGAGAGAAGCCAATCTACGTTAGCTGCGATTTTAACGTTGACCCGATGAGTTGGATTCTAGCCCACAAGCACGGTCACACGATTGAGGTGTTCGATGAGTTGTCTCTTAGGAATACGAACACCCAAAAGACACTCGACGCCCTAACCGCCAGGTATCCAAAGCACGAGGGAGGATGGATATTCACAGGTGATGCAACATCAAAGGCTAGGAAGACAGCCGCAACGTCAACCGATTACATCCTGATCTGTAATGACAAGAGATTGAAAAGTCAAGGTCTGCGTGTAATCATCGGTGACAGCAATCCGGCCATTAGTGATAGAGTCGCCGCGACGAACCGACAGTTTAAGAACGCTGACGATGAACGAAAGCTGTTCATTGCCCCGCACTGTAAGAAGTTGATAACCGACGTTCGCATGAGAGCAGACTTCAAGAGTGTCGGAGACATTGGCCACATGACTGACTCCCTTGGTTATCTAGTTTGGACATTGTTCCCATTGAGGATTGAAGCAGCCAGTAAGTTGCGAGTCCTAATCAGGACACCGAAGGTTTCCGGTAAAGCATAATCTTGTGCAATCGTTTGCACAGAAGGAATAGTGAAATGAAAACGGGAAGTCAAAGTACTGGAATGCTCCATGTATTTGTAGGGATTAGTGGTGCAGGTTTAGCTGTACCGCCCCAACTCCCTGCATCTTTTCAAACCTACAGAACAATAAGGAAACATCCGACAGTAGCCTTGGCCCGCCGACTTTCAATCGCACCGATCCTTCGTGCATCGTGGGGAATCGAGGGAGACATCAGTGATACCACACGAGCTATTGTGGAAGACCTGATTGACCGACACAGATCACGTTTCCTCAGCCACTCCTTACGTAATTTGTACGATTATGGATTTGCAGCGTTTGAGCAGTATCTAAACGAGGAACAAAAGCTGGTACTCAAACCTCTTTTGGTTGACTACGTTAATGTCAGATCAGATGCATTTGGAGAGTTCGGGGGTCTTGAAGTTGGTGGGATCAATTCAGCGGCAAAGGTATCTCTTGACCCAGTGGAATGTGTCTTCCTTGGCTTCGAGGCAGAGGCAGGGAACTTCTTCGGAGAAGGACTCCTAGAGAACGCTAGACTATCCTTTAATGAGTGGACCGCCTGTAATGCCGGTGCTACTCGTTACGATGCCAAGATAGCAGGCACACAATTACAGTTGCACTTCCCATCCGGCAAGAGTACAGTCGATGGAGTTGAGAAAGATAACTATGAGGTAGCCCAAGACGCCCTAGACTCCTTCGAGAGTTCAGGGTCAGTTGCGTTTGAAGAGGGTGGCCCGGCTGCACTTGACGATTTAGGGAAGTTACTCCCACCTCGGTGGAACATTGAATACGTGAGTGATGCAAGTTCAAAGCAGGCGTCATTCATTGAGAGGATGAAATACTTGGATGCTCTGATGGTGAGGGCATTCGGATTCCCGGAACGAGCAATCTTAGAAGGTGAGTTTGGAACGAAGGCAGAAGCGGGGATTCATCAAGGACTAGCGTTGGATGGAATGGAAGCGATACACGAGTTCCTCACAGAGGAGTTTGAGACCCAGGTTTTGCGGCCATATCTAACTTTGATGGGAATTGATGTAGCCCAAGTGAATCTAACGGCTGGACCTGTAAGTCGCGAGGGGATTCTTTGGAAAAGGAAAATAGTAGAGGAACTGGTTAGAGGACAACCAGGACTCCTGAATTCAAGTACATTGTTAGCCGAGGTAGGGATTGCCCAAACCGCATAAATCACAGTGCAACCGATTGCACCACAGGAGATTAAGAAGATGACATTCTCAAATGCAGCTACCGTGTTTGCAACAGCAGCCAAGATACCTTTCATAGCTGCAAGCTCTGGCTACTTCAAGGAGATAGCCAAAGTGAAACGCTATGTGAAGGGCGAGGACGTTTACAACATCACCCCCGAGCTTTTGAAGCATTGGGTGGATACGTTTGCAGCTATGAGGGTCGCGAACGTAAAGGTGCCTGTTCAGATCGGGCACGAGGACGGTGCGGAGGGAGTAGGGTGGATCAAGAGTCTGCACATCGATGGTACGAAGCTGATCGCAGGACTCACTCTAGCAGGTTCGGCTGAACGGGGTACGGAGTTGGTAGAGGCGAATGACGTTTCTCTCTTCGCCCGCACCTTCACAGACGGGCTTGGTAAGGAGTGGAACTTCCCCATCTCACACCTCGCATTGACCCCCACGCCACTGTTCCCCGACTTGGGTGAGTTTCAACAGATAGCTGCCTCCCGCGTACCCGTATTCCAAGCGGCTGTTGAGGAGGAGAATAAAGAAGAGCCGAAGAAAGAGGATGAAGAAGTAACTCTTGAATCGTTAGACAAGCGAATGTCGGCAGTCGAGAACGTTGTCGATGAACTTGTGAAAGGCATGCCTGCAAAGGTAGAAGCCGCGATGAAGCAAGCAGCCATAGTTGCATCCCGTACCGGAAGTAAAACCGGACCCCAAGGCCACGTGGTAAAAAGTGGACTTAACGGCGGTGCTGGCCCCGTGCTGGACTATGTTAACAAGACGTACCCCGGTAAGAAGTAGGAACATGAATTCTTGTGCAACCGATTGCACAACCTAACTTGAGGAGTAACAAATGACAACATTGACAGAGACGGCACGTAACGGACAATGGCTGAAGTGGCTCGCAGAGAATCGCTTCTGCCTCGAAGTAGGTCTCATGGATCAGAACAACGCAGTAAGTGGAGGAGCAGCGGCTCTCTACAAGGGAGACGTACTTCGGGCCGGAGGCGGCAGTGACTATATTGCTGTTGATGCTACAACCGGTGCCGACGCAACAGCTATCCTGTTGGAAGACATGACAGCGGCAGAGAATGCAATAGCCACTACGAAGAAGTTAGTTCTCGTACGTGGTCCGGCTGTCATCGACAGTGACCATCTGGTATTTACAGAGTCGGCCACACAGAAGGCTGCCGCACTCACCGCACTGGAAGCTCTCGACATCGTGGCAGTCAACAGTGCGTTAGCTGACTGGGAAGCACAGACACTTTAATCACAGAAAGCTTTACATCTGTGCAACTGATTGCACAACAG